GAGGAAGATCGGATATCAATATCTTTTAACTTATCGTTCTAAATAACTAAAAAATAGCAATGGCTGCTGCAGGACCTCTAGTAAATCAAATAGCAAATAGAAACTACCTAACGGGTATTGGTTTCAAGTTTAGTCTTGGAAAATATCCAAAAGTAGATTTCTTTTCTAATAGTGCTAGGATTCCAGAATTATCATTAGCACTTGCAACTCAACCATCTTATCTAAAGGATATTGATATCCCAGGTGAGAAATTGACTTATGGTGATTTTACCCTGAGATTTTTGGTTGATGAAAATATGGAAAATTATATTAGCGTATATAACTGGTTAAATGGTTTGGGATTTCCAGATTCAGCAAAGCAATATGAAGATCTGACCACTGATAAAGGTGGCATAAGAGATTCTAAGCAAGCGTTTTCTGATGGTACACTTAGAATATTGAATAGTAATCTTAGAGAGATTGCTGCTGTGAAGTTTAAAGATTTATTTCCAATCTCCTTGACATCTTTAGATTTTGATGCTACAACAAGCGATGTTGAATACTTTACAGCAGAGGCAACCTTCAAGTATACTATATACGAACTGACTTCTTCTATCTGATGGATCTTGACAAAATTCAAGAGATGTGGCAGAAAGACTCTGTCATTGATCCTGATAACCTACATGATGAATCTTTGAAGATTCCACAATTGCATTCAAAATACTATACAGTATATAATACAATTATGCTCCTTCGTGAAAGAGCACAGGAATCTTACAATCGTGTAAAGTTAGAACGGTATAACTACTATACAGGCAAAGCAACAGCTGAAGTCTATGCGGAAGAGCCATTTCCGTACAAGGTGAGAGAAAAAGATGCCATCCAAAGGTATCTAGATGCGGATCAAAAATTATCTGCAGTTGATATGAAAATAAAATATTACAATGTAACATTGAAGTTTCTAGAAGAGGTTATCAAAAATGTCTCTAATAGAACATTCCAGATAAAGAATGCAATTGAGTGGCAAAAGTTCCAAGCAGGATTCTAATGGAAGAAGAAGAATACGATTACCAAATTAATTTGAAGATCGAAGATATTCGTCTACTGCACCATTGTGTCGAAGAAACATTCAAAAATTGGCCTGGTGCTCCAGCAAGACCTGTTGATGAACAAGAACATCTTCGATATCTTAGACAATCCTTGTATAGAATGATGCTAGACTATAGTTTCCATGAAAAATGACTGAATACAATTACGAAAGTGATTATGATGAGAACAATGATGTTCCATATGTTGAAATAGAATTAGATATTAGGGATTGTCATCAAATATATAAAGCACTAGTGTACCATTCTGAGAAGGGCACATTCGCTGATAAATATGAGAAAGAAAGAACTAATGCATGTAAAGATTTCTTTTATCGCATGATCTTAGAATATAAGTATAAAGTGGAATAACTGTCTAAATAGTAAAAAATATTGATAGCAATGAAACCCACCCCAAAAGAAGCAAAGCAGATTCATGAGCACTACGAAAAAGTAGTAGCACATCTCATTGAAGAGAATTATGCTGCTGACAGAGAAGGTGCTGATAAAATTATCAGTGGCATGAGCGATGAGTGGTATAGCCTAATCGTTGACTGATGAAGACCTACAATCAGTTTATTGAAGCAGCCATTGCGATTCCAGCTGCTGCTGGAATCATTAAGATGGCAGTTCCAGTAGTCGGTGGTGCAGTTAAAGCAGTTAAGGCAATTACAAATAGAGAGACTGGACTTTCCGATAGTGAAAGAAAAAGAGTAGATGCACTTGTCGATAAGGCAAGAAGACTTAGAAAGAATAAAGAAGCACAACAAACTGAAAAAGATATTCTTGACTACGGAAGAAAAAAAGAAGGAATAGCAAGTAGAGAGAAGAATTTACCTGAAGCAAATGCACATAGAGATTCTAAACTCTATGGTCAATATAAGATGCTCCAGAACCCAAATCCACCCAAGAAACCACTTCAAATCAAGAAAGATATCTTGATGAAAAAGATCTGATAAAACCCCTTGTAGGGGCATATAAAGGGGGTTGACAACCCCTAATAAATAAACATATGAGTGCATCATATGTAATGTCACATTTGATTATTGCAAAGAAAAATGAGGTCTTCATCACGATAGATGCAGAACCTCATGTCTATTACGAACTTGCTGACCAGTTTACCTTTGAGGTTCCTGGCGCTAAATTTATGCCGCAATATCGCAGCAAGCATTGGGACGGTAAGATTCGTCTTTTCAATATTCAGACAAAAGAAATATATGTAGGTTTACTTGATAAGGTAGTTCAGTTCTGTAAGGATCATGAATATACCTATGAATTTATGGAAAACAAATATTATGGACTTCCGTTTGAAACGAATCCTACAATATCAGAGGAAGGTGTTAAAGATTATATGACTGCTATCTCTAAGTATAAACCTAGAGACTACCAGATTGACGGAGTACACGGCGCTCTAAAGCATAATAGAAGACTGTTGATATCCCCAACTGCTTCGGGAAAATCTCTGATGATATACTCGATTGTTCGATATTATGCTGAGCGCGGACAAAATATTCTGATAGTTGTTCCGACGACTTCCCTAGTAGAGCAGATGTATAAAGATTTTGCAGACTATGGCTGGGACGTAGATTCATATTGCCACAAGATATACGCTGGTAGAGAAAGGGAAACAAATTCCCAAGTTATTATCACTACCTGGCAGTCCATCTATAAACTCCCCCGAAAGTATTTTGAGAAATTCTCAGTTGTTATTGGGGATGAGGCGCACCAGTTTAAAAGTAAGTCACTAATATCTATAATGTCAAAACTTTGTGATGCGAAGTATCGATTTGGATTTACTGGAACCCTAGACGGATCACAAACTCATAAATGGGTATTAGAAGGTTTATTTGGTCCATCATATAAAATCATCCGTACTGAAGAGTTAATGAAGAAGGGGCATGTTGCCACTTTAGATATTAATGTACTTCTATTGAAACACCCACCGAATAAATTTGAAACTTTTGAGGATGAGGTTCAATATATTATAAATCATGAAAGAAGGAATAAATTCATTCGTAATCTTGCTTTAGATCTTAAAGGCAATACTTTGATTCTCTTTGCAAGAGTTGAAGGTCATGGGGAACCTTTATACGAAATGATAAATAGCAATATAGTAGATGTTGAAAGGCATGTCTTTTTTGTTCATGGTGGAGTGGATACCCAAGACCGAGAGAAGGTACGAGAAATCACTGAGAAAGAGAATAATGCGATTATCGTGGCCTCGTATGGAACCTTTTCCACTGGTATTAACATCAAAAATCTACACAACATAATATTTGCATCACCTTCTAAATCAAGAATCAGAAATCTTCAATCTATTGGTAGAGTTCTGAGGAAAGGTAATCAGAAGACAAGAGCTACTTTATATGATATTGCTGATGATATTAGTAGCAACTCAAGAAAAAATTACACTTTAAATCATTTAATTGAACGAATCAAAATTTACAATGAAGAGAAGTTTAATTATGACATTGTAAACATACCACTAAAAAACTAAATGAGTGATGAATTCTATGGAGTCATAAAACTAGTAACTGGGGAAGAGATCTTTGCTCTATGCTCCGTTGATGATAATAATGGGACTCCAATGGTCTTAGTACAAAGTCCTGTGACTATGAAAGTACTGTCTAATGGTACAGGACAATATGTAAAAGTTAAACCCTGGTTAGAACTAGCAACAGAAGATATCTACCTCATTAACTATGAGCGTATTATTACGATGTCTGAAGTTAAAGATAAAAAAATGATTGAGTTCTACGATAGATATCTTGAAGAAGATGATGTTGATGTAGAGATTGATGGTAAGGTATCCATTAATGAAAAGATGGGATATCTCTCTACGGTCTCTGAAGCAAGAAAGATGCTAGAGAAACTCTATAATACTAGAAAGGATGCTACTGAAGATCCTACCTAAGTCTCTTTAAGTAATATAGATAGCTAAGCTATAGCCTTCTCTTCAAAACCAACAAAGAGATTCTACTGATGAAATCCAATATTGTCAAGCCCTAAAAGTATGGTATAATGTTATTACTAAGTTTTACAATAGAGAAGAGAAAATGTTATGGCAAAGAAGAAGTCGGAGCATTATGTAAATAACAAGGAACTATTAGAGGCGCTTATTAACTACCGTGCAGAAGTTGCAGTAGCAAAAGCAAAAGACCTTCCTAAACCAAGGATTAGTAACTACCTTGGTGAGTGTTTCCTTAAGATTGCTACCCACCTCTCATATAAGCCTAACTTCGTTAACTATATGTTCAGAGACGATATGATCTCTGATGGTATCGAAAATTGTGTACAGTATATTCACAACTTCGATCCTAATAAATCTAAAAATCCATTTGCTTACTTTACGCAAATTATTCACTATGCCTTTCTACGCAGAATTCAGAAAGAGAAGAAGCAATTAGAAATTAAAACTAAGATTATTGAGAAGACTGGTTACGATGAGGTTATGATGGTGGATGATAGCTTGCTTTCTAATAGCAGTTCAGACTATAATACAATCAAGGATAATATTCAGTATAAGTCTTCTAATAGATGAAAGTAGCGATTATCACGGATCAGCACTTTGGTGCTCGCAAGGGTTCTAAACACCTTCATGATTACTTCAAAAAGTTTTATGATGATGTATTCTTTCCTTACATAGAAGAGCATGGTATCGACACCATCGTTGATATGGGAGATACCTTTGACAATCGTAGATCTATTGATCTTTGGTCTCTTGAGTGGGCAAAAGAAAACTACTATGATCGTCTAGAGAAACTGGGTATTACAGTTCATACTATCGTTGGCAACCACACTGCATACTACAAAGATACGAATGCAATTAATTCTGTAGATTTGTTGCTCAAACAGTACAAAAATGTGAAGATCTACTCAGAATGTACTGAGGTTATGCTAGATAGACTACAAGTTTTGTTTATCCCTTGGATCAATGCAGAAAATACTCAGAGCAGTATCAAATCGATTAAAGATTCAACTAGCTCGTGCGCGATGGGGCACCTTGAACTCAACGGATTTAGAGCGCATCGCGGACACGTCATGGAAGAAGGTATGGCGAGCGCATTATTTGAGAAGTTCGAGCGGACATTTTCGGGTCATTACCATACACGATCAGACAACGGACGAATCTTCTACCTAGG